GTACTTTTCTTCGTCCCAATCATATCCTAGCACACAGAGAGCGGTCGGATCTCTATAGCCAACATCAAGGCCTGCGAATATATCCATTCTGCTAGTATCTAGTTCTTCGAGGTTTGCGACACATTCTTCTGCATTGAAGTGCCATACTTGGCCTTCATAAGTGTTAAAGTCAGCTTCATATTCTTGTCGAAACTCAGCGTCGGACATACTTTTTCTAGCTTCTTCAATATCCGACGGAGACATTCTTGGATTATCTTTGTAAGTCGCACGTATTGATGCCCATTCTTGGAATTCATCAGTGAATCCTCTTTGAAAAAATTTTGCAAACCAGTTGTTCTTTCCTCGTGGTGTAGAAATAAAAATAGCTTTTGAGTTATCTTTATCTAGTGTAGGTCGAAGCGCTACGTTGAAGGCGTCTTCGCCGTCTGCCAACGCCGCTTCGTCAAAAATAATTAGATCGTAAGAGCGCCCTACACAAGAATCTACTTGATTAACAGATCCCATTCTTATCGTAGATCCGTTACTCATCTCAATTACACGATCTTTTGCGTTGTCTCTTTTAACTTCTAGCTCAAAATGCTTAATTAAATTACGTTGTAAGTCAAAGGAAATTTGAGATAGATTATAATTTGGAGACATAATAAGAATATTGGAACCTGGAACAAGAGACACCAGTTGTCCAATAATATTTGCTATATAAGTTTTACCCTGTCTACGAGAAATTGCTGCACATACGAAACGATACTTCGGATCATTTATAGCATTTATAATAGCTTTCTGCGAAGGAAGAGGCGCAACATTTAATAAGTCTAAATATGGCCCTACTGGAAGTTTTAAAAATCTTCGGTCAGACCCAAACTCTACTATTTCATCAGAAATAATATCTTTTCTACTTAACTCTATTGCCATATTATTCTTTTTTACCTGAGTTTACGTATAGTCCAAACCAAGCTGCTCCTGCTCCTATTACTACAGAAATTAGCCCTGCTTGTTGTGTATTTGGGGCTTCTAATCCAATAAACCACTCAAAAGATAAATAAAGCAAATAAATATATGTAGAAATAAATATGCGGGGAAAGGGCCGCCACGCATCCACCGCAGCAGCCAGATCCAACCATTTCTGATATTTATTTTCACCTACCATTTGACTTTATCTGCCCAGTAGGCTGCACTCATTTTACCTTTTGCAATATTCTTTGCATGTCGAGCTTTAAAAGACGCTCTTTTCTTTTTCATTGCCGCACTCTCACCAGCTTTTGGCTTTCCTGCGGTTTTTGCTCCTTGCTGCCCGAAACGAATAGTTTTAATTTTATTTCCGACTTTTGCCACAACAATGTGTGATTTTTTTGGATGACCAGGGGTTCTCTTAGGCTTATTATAGCCTGAAACACCTGCTCTTTTCAGCCTTGAGTCTTTCTTTTTACTCTTTCTTTTTGCAGCCACATTTTTTCTCTTACCCTAATTACTTTTTATTTTGATTAGGGTACTTGGTAGAATTACCTCTAACCCCGTCTCCACCCGTGGGCTTGTTTTTCTTTGTATCATATACTCGGTACCCTATAAAAACAACAAAAAGTACGATTGCACCATATGCTAACATTTCCATTTACTTTCTCCTTTAACTTTCTTGGCTTATTTGAATTTGCCACCACGTTTTTTGTACTCTCTAGATAGCCATGCATTTGCATAAGCTGAAGGGTACACTTTAAATTTTCTTTTAGCTGCTGACTTTACTGCAGAATAAAGTTTTTTATTCTTTGGAGTCCTTTTACGTTTTCTCTTAGATATAGCCTTAAACTTTTTTGCCATTATCGTCTCTTACGGCGCTTCATAGTGCTAGACTTTGCAGCTCGAAGAATTTTTAACATTCTTTTTGCTGATGCTGTTGATTTTGCAGTGGCTTTCTTTCTCCACTTGCCCAGCTTTTTTACATATACGGTTTTACCTGAAACTTTATAAGGCATATTACAGTAGATTGCTCGCTGTATATGCAGCTAACGAGGCCATGCCAATCCAAAATAGTTTGGAAATAACATTTGTAGTAATTTCAATAGACCCAACTCGTTTTTCTGTTACTGCAATTCTTTCTTCATGGTCATCAAGAACATCATTTATCTCTTGCCTAGATTTTTCTAGGTTAATGAGTTTTTCTTCTGCTCTTGCTAATGCCACTACAGTATCCGTGAGTCTATCGAGCTTTTCTTCAATTCTATCAAGCCTGTGGTTCTCGTGAGAGAGATGCTCTCTAAGAGCGCTTTCAAGCTTAATGTAATCAGTTCGTCTCTCCTCCATTTAACAATTTTTCCATCAACTTTCCATAGTTGCCTTGCCCAAAGGGAACACCTTCGTTAATTTGAACGTTGGTTTGGTTTTTAATGTTTGTGGATTCAGCCTTTGCAACTTCTGCTTGGGCTTTTATTTCATCCATTCTAAACTTATGTGCCATTTGGAGCAAGTCTGCTAAATCTTTATTTGAGTAGACTCCACTCTCTTGAGCTTCTTGAAGTTTTGATGCAATCATTTCGTCAAGAACTGCTGCAATGTTGTTTCGATTTCTATACCCCATGTCTAGATAAACATTGTCAATATACTTTTTAACTTCTCGTCTATTTAGTATATTCACAACTTTATCTTCTGAGACTTGAAGATAGTCGGTTACCGCTCGAATGTTTCCGAATTGCAAATAACAGTTTGCAATTTCCAGTCCTTCGGGTGAAATTGTAGTCAGTTCTTTACTCATGAGTGTAATTATACTTTGGTCAGGTTGTTATGTCAAGGGTTAAATTTCTGAGCTCAAAAATTCAGGAGGTGTTGGCCAAGAAATAGACTCTAAAGTAGGAAAATTTTCAGGAGCTTGTTTCAATGGCTCAGTCATATCTCTAAGTTCTTGTCTATATTGTTGTGCAGCAGCCTTTTGTACTCCAGTTATTGGAGCGTCTGGTAATTGAGTCCAGTCCGTTAATCTTAATTTAGAGGTTCTCTGTTCTCTTGTATAATTAAGTAAAGCAGCATCATTCCATTGCCACTGACGATCTGCAGTCCAATAAGCAAAAGGATTAGGCTTAATTCCTTTTTCTGCCCATGTTGAGTTAACAAAGTCATAGTATCTAGTTTCTACAAACTGTAGCTCGTCTTCTAAGGAATCATAAATGTAGACTACATAAAGTCCGTTTTTTGGATTAGTACCTTCGTCCGGATTTACGCCTTGGGATAAATATAAATATTCTATATTTCCGGTTTGAGGGTGTACCTCTGCTATGTGTTTTATCATGTTATTTTCTCCGCTACTATTATATCGAACCAAGAATTGCTAGAATAGGTTGCTGAAATGTTTGTTGAGGATCTGACTATTCCTCCTTTGTTATTGCCTACTTTCCAAAAAGGGTTCATACACACGTAATGACTAAGCCCTGTTGTTATTACTTTATTTGTTGCTGAAATACTTCCTGCTGTCAAAATTTTTATAGGGGCAAAACCTGCGTTTGAAAATGCTCTAGAATCAAAGACTACTGTTGTTCCATTTGATGCCAAGATTTGAAGACCATATGTTCTAGTGCCTACATCCCCAGAGACACCATTTCCAGGTTTTGCTAAAATACAATTAACGTCTATTACGTTATCTAAATCATCATAAAAAGTCACTGATGTATTAGCGCTGTTCCACGCAGGATATATATAACCATTACTAGATCTATTAGCAAACACTAAAGTATTTGCTACGGAAAAACTCAAAGTAGAGGCTGTCCCCGCAAAGGTGGTTACTAATCCGTAAGAGCTTGCTCTATCAGAGTCTATTTGTAGTATGTTATTTCCTGCAAAAACTTTAAGTCCGTATGTCATTTATTACTCCACTAATACTACTGCTGCTTTTGCGATCAGCCCTTCTGTTGGCGATAAGTTTTTAGCTTGAAAAGAGCTAGCAAATTTTGTTATTTGTATTAATTCGGTATCACTATATAAAATTACTACACCATAAGTGCTTACTCCATTAGCTTCTTCTACTGTATAAGTTTTAGTTTGTGCAGGAGTTAAGTTTATAGGTACTATATCCTTTATGCTTGCGAAGCGTTTTGTTGCCGTTAAAACTTTTGAAGTGCCGTCCGGGCCTCTTATCTCCAGCCCGTAGTTTGCAGCTGTTGGAGGATCTAAATCGCCTGTCCCCGCTGCGGCTGCAGTCGTTACAGAAAAACTATCTTCAGATACCCCGCTAACTAAAGTTAACGTGCCAGTAACTGTTGTACTAGAACTAGAACTAGAAGTTACTCTAAGAACTAACGTGTCTCCATTAGTAACACTACCAGAAGAAGAAGTGTAGGCTCCTCCATTTTTACTATATGCTGGGGATCCTGTACCGCTTACAGTAACTGTTTGGGTTTGTCCCGTATCCATGCCCGCCACTGTTATAATATTTGAAAAATAATTGGTAGTTAATGCTGCGCTTGTTACCGGACCTCCCAACTCAAAATCGTCTGGCGTATTATCTGCTGCGCTCCTGGAGATATTAAAACTGTCTCCAGTATCTAGCCATGCACCTGATCCGGCGCTGCTTTCTGGTATTCGTGCTTGAGAAAAATAAGTATAAGTTCCTGAAGTAGGAGGTAATTCAGCTTCGGAGTAGCTTATTGTAAAATCATTTGGGTCAGCCTGTCCTGGAGTATAAGTAGAAACCCATCGAGGTATATCATCTGTATAAAGCCTATATTGAGTTCCTGTACTGTCTCCTGTAACATTTACATATACATCCGCTATGCTAGAAGAGCTTAAACTAGTTGTAGAAGGATTTAAAGTAATACTAGCATCGACTCGGCTTATTAAATAGGACAGTCCCGTAAAAACTCCGTTTTGTCCTGACAAATCAGATGCCCATATAAAATATCCTCGCGCTGTTCCTATGGGGGGCATATCTGTCATGGCTACCCCGTCTGTAAGTGGGTCATAAAAAGTTCTGCTATAAGGACTAACAGCAGTTGTATAAGTTCTTCCAACTATATCACTATTTGCTGCGTCTCTTCTTGCTACCATATCGGAACCTCCACTAAAAGCAGTACTTATCCAATATATAGTACTTGGTGAGTCTGTTACTCCTGTTACTGAAGGTTGGGTGCTTCCTGCTGTTGTGAAGTCAGTGAAGTAGCCGATACGATAATTATCTAACTCTCTACTATAATCATTTGGAGTGACTGTTAAAGTGAGATTCGTAGAAACTTGTAAGTAAGGAACAACATCAGTATCACTCGTTATATCTGTTTGCCCTAATGCGTTTGTTGCTCTTACTTCTACTGTCCAAGTGGTGCCTTGCCACACATATCCTACGCCTAAAGAGTTGCTTGTCTGCCAGCCAGTGGTATAACCTCCGCGATCATTTGTACTAAATCTGTAGTTTAAAGTTCCATAACTTGTTATTCCAGTGCTTGCCTGTATAGCTATTCCTGTTCCATAATCGGAAAAGGTCATATCTACAGTTGGAGCATCTGGAAGAGGCTCTACAGTTACTACTACCCTACCTCTCCATCCTACAGTGCTGTCTAATTGAAAAGGCTCACACCAAATACTTATAGTCCCGCTTGATGAAATATTAGTAACATCAATAAATATTGGATTAAACTCTAAGGAGAAAGTTTCTCCTTGAATAAAAGTTCCTCCAGTAGCCCCTGGGGTACCACTAGCAAGATACCCATAGTTTACCTCGCCTGGGCCTCCTCCTAAATTTGAGTTACCACTTCTAACGCTAATCTGTACTGTGTCTCCGGGATTAACTAATACAGAGTCCCATCCGCTCGAAGCTACAGTAGAGCTTGGATACCCGTCGGTATCACAAGTGCTTTTTGCTTGAAGAATAACAGATGCAGTTCTAGTTGCCATTTACTGTCCTTGCTCCCAAGGCTTTCTCATACCGCGAGTGGAAGAACTAGCAAGTTCTTCTAAGTATGCGGTGGTTGCTATGCCATTATCTGCCTCTAATTTTTTTTCAAGTACATTTCTAGCCCATTCCTCTGTTATATTTTCGAAAGGTATAAAAGCTTCCCCCTCTTCAGGGAAAGGCGCTCGTATACCGTAATAGTGAGTAGGCCCAGAGGGATGAGTAGCTTTTACATAAATAATGTCTACTCTTTTTGGGTAACGAGTATCTGTATCATCATACTCAAGGTTTTCTATTGACCAAGTAATCATTTATTTATTCCTTCATAATATTTATACATACGCACCAAGTACTCTACGGTACGAGGTGAATGTTCTGGGTTGGGTACATTATATTTACGCATAAAATCCTCAGCAAGATCCCCACTGTTCTGCCATTGCTGCGGCGATTCCGAAGTAAGTTTTACTTCGTTCGTGTCCTGAACCTCCTCCGAGCTTTGACTGTCCGGAGTCGGATTGGTTGCTCCATCTTGATTTTCCATTTACTATCCTTGGTTCTATATATTCTGTGGGTTGCAAATTCGGCAATCCTCGTAGCCACAATCCTGTCTTTTTAGATGCGTCCTCTCCATATTCGTAAGGCTGCACGTATTGCGGTTTTGGCATAAAGGAGAGCCGAGTGTTGATACATCCCACAGGATTTTCGATGCACATTCTGGGCACAGGTGCATTCCATAACATCGTAATGAATTCGAGCGCTCTTTCTGTTTTCTCCGCTCGTTCTGGCTGTCTTTTATTCCAGTGAAGACCAGAGCTAGCCAGATAAGTACAGGGAGGGTGTAAAATAGCCATGTCCCAATCTGACCCATATAATACGTCAACTACGTCACCTTGTATGTGTGGCCCGCGAGCCTCTGTGGGTAAAATATCGCAAGAGACTGCATCGTGCCCAAGAGCCAGAAAGCAGTCACGTACAGTTCCGCTAAATTCACAACCTACTAAAATTTTCATTAGGGTGCAGGTACGCTTCCTTCGCTAAAGTTTCTATCTAATTGTTGAGATACAGAAAATACTTGGGCTGCATCTAGAAGGGATTCTTGCAAATAAATAATTTCATAGTTTCGATTCACAATGGCTACTCTTACAGGAATAGTTGAAACATATTGATAAGAATACGTAAGGCTATATCGAGTTGTTCCTTGTGTATCTACGGAAGAAGATACTGAAATTGTTCCCGTACTTTCAAAAACTCCAGTAGGAAATTCTTCAATATTTTCAATTCCTGCAATTTCTGTATTTGTGCTAGCATTAATTACTCGTACTTCTGTTCCTGCAAGAATACCATTAATTCTAAATGTACGAGGGTCCCCTAAAAATGTTACTGTTGAACCTCCAGGGTTGAAAGTCGATGCATTCGTAGTTCCGGACTTGGTAACAGTTACAGTTCCACCGGTTGTATTATTTATATCGTAAGTATTTCCGGAGAAGATTAAGTCTGTAAAAGTATATGATGACCCCGCTGCGATTTCAATCGCATTCGTATTCGAGATAAAAGAAGAATTTGTAATATCTACAGTGCTATCGACTAAGAAGGCTCCTGTTGCATCAGAACCAGAAATAATAGAGTTTTTAATTGAAGCTACTCCATTTGGATCAAACTGCCCGCAACGTGCTATAACACTTCCATAAATTCTACTTGAAGAGGACGAGTGAAATGTAGAAGCGCCTAGAGCATCTCTAAACGTAGTACCATACCAGCGAATATAGCTAGAAGCATTATTTGAAGCATTACTCGCATCAATAAATACGTCTTGAACGTCCGTGCCGATATAAACACACCCGTTACGCCCGTTATCTGTTCCTACAATAACGCCATCGTTATATTGTGTCGAGAATGATGCACTATCTTCTATGAATATACCAGCGGCAGCAGCAGGATATGTTGATACCCATGCAGTTCCATTCCAGTATTCAGATTTATCCCACTGAATAATTTTGTTTGAGTCTTCGAATAAAGTAGTGGCTGTTTGGGTAGTATCTCCAATATAGAAGTTTCCTTGAGCATAATAGACCCCGCCACGAGGTTGTAAATTACCGAAAGCTCTCGTAGCATAATCTGAACAGTATGTCGCTACCTCTTCCCAAGCACCTGAATACGTGGCATTATCCCAAGTACCTGTCATTCTTAAACCGGACGCAATTGCAATCTGGTCAATAAAGATGTTATCACCCTTTGCGTTGTTGTTACCAGTGTCGATGTATACGCCGATATACTGAACGTCATTGAGTGCTAGCGTTCCATTACCTGCACCAGTTGTACTTGGGTTCGTGGGGTCTACTACGAAGCATTTCCAGTCTCCTAGCCATCCGTTTGAGTCATCTGAACCTCCGATAACGTACTCACGATATGCAGTGGTAGAAGAACCAATTCGAATTGAAATACCTATATTTGCTTTTGTAACAAGAAGACCGAGCGTAGGACAGTTTACCCATAGCCAAATATATTGACCAAATGCGTTGCCTCCAGAAGTGAAGTCATGAGGAGTTGTAGTACGATACCACTGCCATCCTGACTGTCTTGAATATGCTCCAGCAAAAGATTCTCCGCCTTGAAGAAAGGTATCGGACGTCCACGAGTCAGTACCGCCACCAGTTTCGTTCCACTGGTTCGTACCAGTACCAATCGATTCTGTGACTGATGACGCGTTTGCAATGACTCCAACGCCTTCGAGTGATATATTTAATGCCATTTATTTTTCCTATATCTATTCGGGTCTTAGGACCCAATTTTTAGATTCTTCATTCCACATATAGTCACTACCCTCATTAGGGTACGGGATTGGAGGCTCGTATCTACATGTTAATTTGTCTTAATTACCATGTAGCAATTGCTACTCTTTTCCATGTATTCGTGGCTACACAAACATAAATGTAGTTTGCATCCCATGCGATGGTACCTGCTATTCCGGTGTCCGTTGCCGAAGAGGGAACAGTAGACGTAATTCTATCGGCAAGCTCATCTATAGCCCCTTGAGCATTAGTTGCCGTTAGACCTGACGTAGTGTTGTCATACTTTTGATTTGCTGAATCTAATAAATCTATAGCTGTCATGTTTATACCTTATGCGCTTGTATTGTCTATTGTAATAAGCGCTCTTGCAAATAGTTTAACTGGGCTACTGAAACTGTTTTGTGCTTTATTTAATAATTTGTATTGTGAGATTAGCTTGATTTGTATAGGTATACATATCCTGTATTGTTCAGCGCCCCATACCCTGGTGCGTCCCAAGTTTCTTGAGGTGCACCAACGGCAGCCCAGTCATCACTTATGGCTACTGCCCTACCAAACCAATCAGGCTCAGTATTTCCAACATATATATTTGGATTATCTAGTGTCTTCAATAACACACCAGTTGTAACATCGAATATATATGCTTTACCTGAAGATAGACCAGTTGCATCATCTTCCTGATAAGCACCCACTATGGCATAGTTACTTGAAATGGCTACCGATTCACCAAACTCGTCGTCAGTACTTGTATCATACGCATTAGGATTATCCAGTGTATGTACTAAAGCACCAGTTATAACATCGAATATATATGCTTTACCTGAATTTAGACCACCTGCATCATCTTCACGCCAAGCACCTACAATAGCATAGTCACCACTTATCGCTACGGAGTATCCAAACTGATCAGTAAAGCCTGAACCTCCATCATATGGATCGGGATTATTCAATGTATGAACTAGAGCACCAGTTGTGACGTTGAATATGTATGCTTTATCTTCAAAATAAGACCCCACAATCGCATAGTCACCAGAAATGTCGTTGTCAGCTCCAAACCCAGTACTCACGCCGGGGTTATCTATAGTACGTATTAATGCACCTGTTGTGACGCTATATACCTTTAAGTGGTTATTAAAGGCACTCGTCACAGCATAGTCGCCAGAAATACCTACTACAGCATCCCCCGATGGAGAAGGAAGTGTATGAACTAGAGCACCAGTTGTGACATTAAATATATAAACTGACCCGTAGCGTGCCGAGGCA